AGTAAATGACTCACCACGACTGCGTATAAAAGAGTAATTAAGAAGATACTCCCAACCAACAGCGTTACCAATAAGCACGTTGTCTGCAACAGCTCTTTCAGTACCATAATACCACGTTTTAACTTTATATTCATAATCAAATCTTGCTATTTTTCTAAGGCCAAATGTTACATTGTAGTCATAGTCGTGTATTCTTGTAACATCTTGATAACCTTTATCTACTGCAATATAGTCATTTCTTTCGACAAATGGAGAGCTCATAGATGCAGAAGCATAGAATGTAGAGTATTTAAAAAAATTTTTAATTTGTGCGTTGGCACAAATGCTTATTAAGCATAAGAGTAAAATTAACTTTTTCATTATTATTTATTTTAAGGTTAAATATACAAAATATATATTTATTTAAGCTAATGTTAGTGTTGTTGTTTTAGTTGTTACTTTACTACTAACAGGGTCAGTAAAAACTACAGTCATTACTATACTATAAGTTGTTTTACCTTTTACTGTAGTAGAAACCATATCTCCAAATGACACCACTGTATTAGCACCAGTTGCTATGGGTGTTTTAGCTTTATTAAGAGCTATTTCTGTTCTAAGATAATCTAATTCATCTTGCATTTCCTGTATTTGATATATTAATGCACCAAATTCAGGGTTGGTTCCATTATCTGCTAAATCAACAAAAGTGTTTATGTGACCATCATCAAAGTTAGTTTTAAGTTTTGCTTTATCACTTCCTGTTTTGTTGTGTACTGCTGAATATTTTTTATTTGTTAATGCCATAATTTTATATTTAATCTAATTCTAATGATAACACTGCATTACCATATACTAATATTCTTTGTGAGCTAGAGCCTCCAGTAGTTCTCATGTGAAACGCAAAAGAATCCCCAGCAGATAATGAAGCATTACCACCTGAAAAAGTAAAGGTTTTTTGATATGGTTTTACCTCTGTATAAGATCCATTACAATCTGTTGCTGTTATAGCATTCATTGTTATACTTGCTGCAGTTCCATCTGTTATTGGTGTAAATTTTGAAAAAGCAAAATCTATGTCAGCAGAGTTTACTACACTAGAACTCCAATAAAAAGTAAATATAAGCTTTTTAACTGTGCAATCTGCTATGGCTGTATAACAACCTACCCTACCTTGATATTCACTATTAGCACTAGATATATCACTAGGTGCTGTAGAGCTTCCTAATATAGCTAAAGTAGTTGAACCAGCACTGTACCAAGAGTCATCATTAAATAAATAAAACAAGTAAGAACCATTATCTCTAATGTTAACATGAATTACATGACCAGTGTTCTCCCCTTGTAATTGTACTGTTCCTGTGGCATCTGGTAATGTTATTGTTTTATCTGAAGATGTTGTGTCAGCAGCAGTTAATGTTGTCTGATGGGCATCATCAGTGTCCCCTTCAAATATAATTCCAGCCCCTGTGTTGTCAACAAAACTTAATCCTGCTGAACTAATTTTAGCTAATTGAGCAGCACCATCTTTAAAATCAATATCTCCACCATCAGCGTTAAGTTCTATATTAGCAGATGAGTCTAATGTCATATCACCAGTAGAATCTAATTCTAATGTTCCACCTGGCGTAAGGGTTAAATTACCAGCAACTGTTAAAGCATCTCCATCTATATCTAAATCTCCAGCTATAGTCGTAGTAGAGCCAGTTCCATAACCTATATCAACAGTAACAGTATCAGCACTCACACTACCAATACCAGTAATAACGTTTCTTAAATTTGAAGTAGTTCCATTACTAGAAGCTGTTTTAATTGCCATTTGTCCAGATTCATCACCAGGAATTACCCCAATAGCTTTTACATCTATAGAACCATAACTTATGAGTGATTGACTAGCGTTGTCAGATTTAAATGTTATTGTTCCAGCTTCATCATTTAATGCTCCTGCAGCACCTTTATCGTTTACAAAAAGAAGATTAGGTCCTTTACTACTAATATTAGTATTGGTAATAGTTAATTTTGGTCTTGAGGCTGATGATGAAGTTACATTAAAATCGTCACCATCAAAAGTTAAATTACTCTCTGATGTTACTGTACCATCTCCATCATCTGTTATTAATTGATTAGCAGACCCAGTTACAAAACCAGTCATTGTAGTTATGTTTGGTTGTGTTGCTTGTGTCGTAGCTGTGTCAGGAGCTAGACCAGCTATAGTTGCTACAGTGCCAGCTTGACCAGAGGTATCTGCTGCATTATTAGGTATATCACCAGATACTATTTCACCCCTAATAGTAGCAGAAGATTTATTCTCTACATTGTCAAGTGATAAATCTGATTTAGTCTCTGCAATACTTCTACCTTCAATAGTGTTAGCATCAGTAAATTTTGCAAAGTCATCATCTACTGGGCTACCTGAAGTATCTACAGTACCAGTAATGTCAGACGTTAAAGCTACTGTTCCAGTGGCATCAGGAAATGTTATTGTCCTATCTGCAGTTGGGTCAGTAATAGTCAGGGTTGTCTCATGGTCGTCAGCAGTTCCTTCATATACTATAAAATTAGCAGAAGTAGGATAAAAAGCTGGACCTGTAAAAAAAGTGTTGGCATTAAGAATGCTACCAGATATACCAGCACTTGATGTTATATTTACAGCAGGAATAATATTAGAGGATGATAATGACAAAATAGTGTTTGCACTTACGTCAGTGCCTGTTCCTATTGATAGAGTAGTAGCACTATTATTTTGACCTATATAAAAATCATCCCCAAAAGTTATTTGATTTGTGGTTGAGGTTGCTCCCCCAGAAAGTTCAGATTGACCAATAGATAAATTACCTGTGAAGTTTCCTTGATTAGCAAAAATAGTTCCCCATCTTGCTGTTAAGTTTTGTCCTTGACCAAAGCTACCCTCACCATGAATAGTAAGGGTATTAGAACCTATGTCTGGGTTTGTTCCACCAGTAGCATTAAATCTAGGAAGAAAGTTTTTTGCTCCCATATGCTAAGGTTTTAGTTTATTTCAAATCCAAATGTAAACGTCAAATGATTAGCATTACCTGAGGCATCAGAAGCATCTCTAGCTATAATACCAAAAAAACACCCTGTTTGAACTCCATCTGTAGAATCTTGATTAGAAGATGTAAGAACTAAATTTATATCTGTAGTTGTTCCAACCTCACATGTTATAAGGTCTGTTCCTGGCACTGTAATGCTTACATGCCCAAGTAGGGTATTTGTTTTTAAATTAGCAGTACTAATATCAACAGCACCATCATTTGTACCAAGCTCAGTGTCTCCATCTGTATTTTTAACAAAAATAATATCAAGATTAGCCCCAGTATGTTCTGTATCAATAACAGTTATACTTTTTAATAAACAAGATTCACCATCCCTAACAGGTAGTGGTAGCCTTGTGAAATCTCCTATAACATCATTGTCGTCAAAACTTGTTGCTGCTATTGTTGGCGTTACTGTAACTGTACTATATTTCTTAGCCATTATGTATAAATTTTTATGATTATAAATTAATTTTTGTTAAATATAAGAAATATTTATTTATATTTGTTATTCAATTCAATTAAATGCAAGAAAATAATTACCTGAAATACTATAGGGACACCCTATATTTCTTCAGGGACAACTATAATCTGAAGGTTTCAGATATAGAATTTTTGTTCTTTATATACGATTTAAAGTATTTCACAGGAGGGTATATAGCTAACAACTATCCCTGCTCAAGAACATTCCTGGTTTATAATATGCCTGATTTAAAAAATAAAGGTTATATTGCAATATATCAGGAAAGAGCTCAAAATAGAGCTAGAAAATATATGATTTCTCACAGGGGTAAATTATTAATAACTAAATTTTATAATATCCTAGAGAAAAAAGAAGATAAAATGTAAATTATGCCAAAAGTAGGTAACAAAAAATTTGCTTATTCTAAAGAAGGAATAGATAAAGCAAAAAGATATGCTAGAAAGAAAAAGCAATCTATATCTAAAAAATTTGAGGAAGGAGGTAAAGCTGATTATACTCCACCTTCATTTTTTGATATGTTCAAGTTTGGTAAAGATTTTAAAAGTAAAAGAAAAAAGAAAAAAGTCTCTGAAAAAGCAAAAATGCGACATCAAAGAAAAATGGCTAGAATAAAAGCTAGACAAAAAAGAAAAATGTTTAAAATAATAAGTAAATAATGAAAAAATCAAAAAAAGAAAATACTTTAATGAAAAGGTATTCTAAGAAATTTCAAGAAGGAGGAATGAATAAAGAAGAAATGGAAGATGAAACAATAATGTCAGTTAACGATTCTATTGATGATCCTAACATGACTAAAGCTCAAATGAGACAAGAAAGAAAAATGGCTAGAATAAAAGCTAGAAATGAAAGAAAGATGGCTAGGCAAGAAAAAAGAAATATGAAGAAAATGGCTAGAATAGATAGAAGAAAAGCAAGAAAGGACGATAGACAAGTAAGAAGAATGGTTAGGCAAAATCAAAGAAGTATGAGAAGACGAATGAGAGGAATGGAAGAAGGTGGCGTAATGAAAGAAGATAAAATGATGATGGGTGGTGGTATGATGAAGAAAGGAATAAAAAAAGACATTGAAAAATCTCCTAAAGGATTACAAAGAGTTAGGGAAATGTTAGGTAAAAAAGAACCTCCTAAAGCTATGTTGGGAATGGTTGCTAAAGCTGCAAAATCTGTAGCAGGAGGAATGATGAAGAAAAAAGATCCTAAAGATATGATGGAGTATGGTGGTATGGCTAAGAAAAAAATGATGGGTGGTGGTATGTCTAAGAAAAAAGACATGTATGAAGATGGAGGGCTAAGACCAACTCCTGAAGGAAATAAAGGAAAAGGTTTAAGAAAACTTCCAAGAAAAGTTCGTAACAAAATGGGTTATATGAAGAAAGGAGGTATGACAAAGTATGGACATGGAGGTAAGATGCCAAAGAAAGGTGGTGTAGCTATAATGATTATTGCTAACAAAAAAAGTAAGAAATAATGAAAATCCAAAGCAAGTATATGTATGGTGGTAAAAGCACCTACAGAAAAGGTGGATATATACCACAAACTCAAATGTCTAGAGAGGAATTAGATAAGAAAGCTTATGGTCCAAGTAAAGGACCACAAAGATTTACAAGAAAAGATGTAGAGCCACAAACTAAGTCAAAAAGAAAAGATGTGAAGCCACAAACTCAGATGACTAGAAAAGAACTTGATAATCTGGTTTCTAAAAAAGAAAAATCAAAAACAACAACAAACAATAACAAAGTAAACAATAAAGAAAGTAAAACAGGCTCTAAAATATATAATTTAAAGAATGATAAAAACTGGGAGTATAAAGTTGAGGACAACAAATGGTTTACTAGAAAAAAGGGAACAACAAAGTTTTTTGATTTATCAGGGGATAAGTTTAAGTCTGCTGTAGAAAAATTAGATAAAGAGCATCCAAATGCAAGAACAAGAACTATGGAAAAAGGTGGAACATTAATGCAAAGATATGCTAAGGCTTATCAAGAAGGAGGAACTACTGATGGTTTAACTAATCAGTTAAAAATTTATAAAAATATGTATGGGGACTTACCAGAAAGTGGTAAACCTATGGAGGCCACAGGTTTTTTTGAAATTGCTAGCAAAGGTAAAGGTGGAAAAAAATGGAGTGAATTATTGAAAAATTACAAAATAAGCTTTAATGATGATAAAGAATTTCGAAAATTAGCTAGAACTGATGACCTTGTAAATGATGCTCTTCAAGCTTATAGAAGTTATAAGAGAGCAACAGAACAAAATCACAGAAAAATTGTTGAGAAGGGGGTTGCTGGAGATGATATTGGCATGTATCAAGGTTTTTTTGGAGAAGGTAAATTCAAAGATTTTAAGAATAAGTTTGTAAGTGAAATGGGTCAAAAAGTACAAGCAAAATTAAAAGAAATAAGACAAAAAGAAAAAGATGGGAGGGTACCATTAACACCTGAAGAGCAATTTCTACTTGATGGGATTATACCATCTCGTATTGTAGATCCATTTGATTACCAAGATGATTCTGAAGGTCTAGTTAAAGCAGAAGCAGAGGCGAGTAAAAAAATGGCTGACTACTGGACTAGTCAAGGTATAAAATTCAAAACAAACCAATCTGGTAATCAAGTTATAGATTATGGTGGTACAGACAGGAAAGCATTGGATAGCAATAATAGACCTAATTTATCAGATAAAAGTGAAGAAGTTAAATTAAGTGATAATAAAACGTCAGAAACAGATCAGAAAAAAGTTGACACTAAACCTGATCTAACTTTACAAAAAATAGGACCAACTAAGGTAGATACTGATGATAGCTCTGACCTTATGGCTAATCAAGAAATGAAAACAACTGAAACCAGAAATGATACTAGAGAAAAAGTAACAGAGGAATATATTCCACAGTCAATGAGAAATATAGCTCCACAGACAGTTGTAAATAGAAGAAATGAGAATAATAAACCAGAGGATAATACAGACGAAGTTGAGACCTCTGTAAAAACCACTAATAATAACAATGTTACTAGTGATACAGGTATGAACACTGGAGATGATTTTTCTGGACCTAACCCTTATGATTATGGGAGTGAGGAATACTTTGATTGGAAAAAAAGAAAGCGTGCTGCTATGTTTGCAAAACGTGGAGCCCTTGTTAAAAAAATTAATTATTTAAAAGGAGGAATCTATGGCAAACGAAATTTCAGAAGATAGCAAGTTTAATATAAGTATTAAAACTCTTGCTTGGATTATTGCAGGTGTAAGTGCTATAATAGCTGGTTACTATGGTATGATTTCAAATATAGACTCTAAGTTTATGGAGCTTGAAATAAAAGTTCAAGAAGCATTAGAGTTACCAAAACCAGGCACAGGAACTTATACAATAGATATGGGTGACCCTGCAGCCTCTCAAACATGGCCACCTACCAGAATGGAGTTTAATATGAAGGATCAGATGGCACGTAACCAAATTGATATGATAATGAAGGAGATAGATGAGATGAAAGAAGAAATAAAAGAACTAAAATGACTTTAAAAAATAAATTATCAATAGCTGTATTTTTACTACTTGTTCTTATGTTTACTAAGTGTGAGGCACAAGAGTTTGTATCATCTAATGATTTTAATAATGTTGTAGCAAAAGATATTGTAGTAGTGGAGTTCTACGCTGACTGGAACTCATCTAACGCTGCTAAATACTCATTAGAGGACTGTTCTTACTATATGGTAGACATATCTAAGCATATGAATTTACAGTCTAAATTTAATGTTACAGCAATTCCAACACTCATTATTTTTGAAAATGGCGAGGAAAAGAGTAGATTTGTACCAAATGTCATGTTTCAACTAGAGGTTGACTCAAAGACAGTACAAAAAAATATAGATAAATTAATGTTAGCAAAATTTAATTAATTATGAACTGGATAAATTCTTGGAACAAAAGAAATAAAAAAAATAAATTTATAATACAAATAAGACTAGGTTACTTAACATTACTTGAGATAGACTTTTGTGGAGATAAATGTGAAGACTCTTGTGAGTGTAGAAGACTTAGATTTATAATATTAAACTTTGGATTTGAAGTATAAAATATGGCAACATTATCAGGACAAACAATAGCAGGTAGGTTTTCTAGTTTATTAAAAACTAATAGTGACTCTACATTAACTTCTACTGTAACAGCGTTACAGGATGGAGCTGGTAATGATAGTGACCTACAGATAGCAACAAACAAAGTAAACATAGCTACTTCGTTAGGTATAAACAGAGCTACTCCAACTTTCAAACTAGACTTAAATGGTACGACAAATTCTTTTAGGATAGATAATGGGACGAATGTATCTTTAATATCTGGTAAGGGAAATACTTTTGGTTTCTGTGCTGGTGACTGCAACCCTGCAGCAACAGTTGGTGGGGGTAGTGCAGGTTCTACTACAGCACAAACAACAGGTAAAACTTATATAGCTATAGACCCTACTGCACATAGTGGTAATGGTTCTACTATAATAAACAATGAAGCAGGTGATGGTACAGGTTCTATTGGTATAGGTCAAAACAGTTTATCAACTGGTTTTATTCACTTTGGTGATGCAGATAAGAAGTTTTACTTTGAAGCTAGGAGTGCTACTCAAGCATTTGATATATTTGGTAATTCTACTACTTTATTTTCTGTAGATGGAAATAACAAAAGAATAGGTATGGGTACTGCTGCCCCTAATAATACTTTAGAGATACAGGCTAGTGGTAGTGCTAAAGGTAATATAGATATGTTAGCGTTAACTAACTCAATTAATAACGCTGATATGGATGGTACAGAAACAAGTATATTGTTTAATCAGTTTTATTATGATGCTTCTACTCCAGCTATCGCTGATGCAGGTAGAATATCTGTAGGTACTGAAACAGATTGGACATCTACTGCTTCTACTCAAGATGCTTTTATGGCTTTTGAAACATCAGATGGTGGTACTGTAGCAGAGAGAATGAGAATAGCTAGCACAGGTAATGTGGGTATAGGAACCACAGCTCCAACAGCAACTTTACATGTAGCAGGTAATATAGTGGCTACAGGTTCTATTTCTTCAGATGTGGTTATAGAGCCAACAGGTAGATATAAATTAGAGGAATACTTTAGTAGAAAACCACAATCAAACGCATCAATGATTATAGATGCTGATGCAAATGATGCTGCAGCTTTAGCTAAGTATGTAAAAGCAAACAGACATTTTGAGCTTCTTGGAACAAATGCTAGTGATGCTAAAGTGACTTATAGCTCAACTAAGGCTGGTATAAATTTAGCAACAAATGGTGGTAACTCAGCAGACTCAATGATTATCTTACCACATTTAGATTTCTTAACAGACCAAAACACAGGAGCACAAACAGCTTGGACTGGTGTTTTATGGGGTACAGAGAACAGCGTAGAATGGTCTTGTGCAGTAACTACAGATTCTAATATTGCAGACCACATGATATATGCAGGTCTTAAATTAACAAATACACATTTATCAGCTACAGATGCTAATCAAGCTTTTTTCTTTTATGATTCAAGCAAAACAATATTATCTAATCAGACAACTACAGATACTTGGCATTTCTGTCATAGTATTGGTGGTACTGATTATATAGTAAATACTGGAGTTTCAGTAGCAACAGATACTAGTTACAGATTTAGAATATCTATTGATGCAGCTAGAAAAATATCTATTTTTATTAATGATGAGCAGTATGGTGCAGCAACTGTTGCAAATGGGGACACAGGGGTAAACATCAATAATTCAGGTGGATATGGAACATCTGGTAGTTCAGTGGCTATGAGTGTGGATGGAACTGCTGCTAATACTAGGTTTGTGGTAGGTGACGTTGTAGCAGACTCTTCTGGTAATATAATAGGTACAGTATCTGCTGTAGCAACTAACACATTAACGTTATCTAGTATCACCCATGCAGTGGCAGATGATGAAGACTTATATTTATTTGGAACTAAGGCTGCAACTAGAACAACACAAAGTGCAGCACTTACAGATGATATAGATTTAATACCTTATATTGGTATTGTAAAACATACAAACACAACAGCTAGAAATCTAGTTGTTCATTATGAAAAGATTAGTAGAATATTATTTGAATAATTATGGCAGATTTAACAGTAACTTTAACAGAGAGTATTACAGTAGATGGACACCAATATGGTGGGACTAAGTCTTTTGTAGTAAGTGGAATAAATGATGCTTATAAAAGAGTGTTAACAGTTCCATCAGGTGTGGATACAACTTTAATTAACTTTAAAGCTACAGTTGGTAGTTCTGATGGTGCTATGGATATTGAAAATGTAAAATATATAAGGGTAACTAATTTAGATGGTTCTAATTCAGTTAATCTATCTTTACAAATAGATACTGATAAAGATGATTCTGATGCAGATGATTCAGCAACTATTTTATTAGAAGCAGGTAAAAGTTTTATTCTTGGAACACCACATGATTCTGTAGCAGTCAATTCTGCTGCTGCAACAATAATAACGTCTTTAAATGACTTAGAAAGTATATTAGTAGATAGCTCTAGTCACGCTGTAAGAATAGAGGTTCTTATAGCCAGTGTTTAATAAACCTGTTTATAACTTTTAAAAGAAGGCTACATTTTGTAGTCTTTTTTTTTGTATATTTGATAAATTTAATTTAATATAATATGATAACAGAAGAACTAATAGAAAAGGTAGTAGAAGAAGTAAAAGAACTATTACTAGAAAAAAACAGAAATTATGGTGACGCTGCCATAAACCCTTCAAATGTATTTTCAAATGGAGACCCCTTAGAATCTTTAGGGGCAAGGATAGACGATAAACTAATGCGTATAAAAAACGTTGGTATTAACAATGATACTGAGGACACATTAATGGATTTAATAGGCTATCTTATTTTATATAAAGTTGCTATGATAAAAGAAGTACAAGATGAGTACGACAGTGAAAAGGAAATAATAGGTATGGGTGGATTTATAGTAAATAGTGGCAAGACTATAGCTACAATGGACCAGTTAAATTTAAAGTACAGTGAAAAAAAGTGTAAAAAATAAAATTAAAAAAATAGAAGACATTTTAGAATCTATGAAGGATGAGCATGTAAGATATATTTTTTCTTACATAGTTGTAGGTAAAACTTTAAATGATTTACAATCTGACGTAATAACTAATGTTAGTGAAGATATGGCTTCCAAGGCTTTAGGAATTGTTACTGATAGCTTTTTATATCCAGAAGAAAAATTACCTTTTGTTAATCCAGAAGAAGAAATAGATGATAAACTTAGATTGTTTAATATGTTTAATGTAGACAATAAAAAACCAGAAGCATAATGGAAATAGTTAATGGAATAATTAGAAAAATTGTAATAGGTGATATAAAAAATGGAATAACCTATGTGGTTGGTCAACCAATAATGAGAGGTCAAGCTAAAATATCAGCTATAGTTCAAGATGAAATGTATTTTATAAGATATAAGATGTTAAAATTTAATATATATATAAAAATGGAGGGCTCTGAGACATCAGAATTATGGAAAGCTTTCTTTGAATTAACAGGTGTAGAATACAATCTTGATTACAAAGAAGAATACGAAGTAAATTAAATAAAATGGAAAATTTAAGAATACCTAAAAACTTCTTTATTGTAGAAGTTGAAAAACCCTATGAAGATACCATAACAATTGATGGAGTAGAGTTATCAATAAACATTACTTACGAACCATTAAGACATGCTAGGCAATATGGAATAGTTTATAAAGTTCCAGAGTGGCTACCAGAAGGTTTAGACTTTGATGTAAAAGTTGGTGATAAAGTTTACTTTCATCATTTAATTACAGCTAATACAGGAAATTTAAATATAAGTAAAACATATGGAGAAGCTTCTTGGAAAGATTATCAAAGTGAACATTTATTTACTTTAGAAGACAAAGAAAATTTATATAAAGTTCATTGGGATTATATATATGCAAGAGTTAGAGATGGTAAAATAAAAATGTTAAATCATTGGAATTTTGTAGAACAAAAGAAAGAATCAGAAGAAGATATAAAAACAGATAGTGGTATATACTTTAAACCTGAAGTGGAAGATATAACATTAAGAGGTTATGTTAGACACATGAATACTTGGTTAAAAGATCAAGGAATAAAAGAAGGAGATGAGGTTTTATTTTCTACCAATTCTGAGTATGAAATGAAAATAGAAAACAAGAAATTACTTAGGATGAGAAATCAAGATATATTAGCAAAATTAAAAAATGTCTAAAGAAACAAATAAAAATTATATTAAAAGAACATTACAAGAGCTTATAGACTCCTCTAAAGAAGCTGTATCTATATTAATAGATGATATAAAAAAACCATTAGATATTGATTTATCTGATGAAAAAAGAAGAAATGCAATAAAAGCTAAAAAAGAATGTTTTGTAGATGCTCAAGAAATAATAATAGGAATATCTAAACTTGAAGCACAACTATCTAATAGTGAAGCAGAATTAAAAGAAGAAAGAGACTTTGAAAGTGGGTTAGCTGAAAAATTCGCTAAAAGATAAAATTTTATTCATATATTTGCATATATGGGATTTTTTTATTATGCCTAATACAATTCAATTAAATTCAAATAGTCTAGGAGAAGTTATTGAAATCCAAGGATTAAAAATACAACTTCCTAAAAAACCAATGAAAAAGAAGATTCTATTTTCTGATAAAAAGAAAAAAGAACAAAGGTGGATTAGGCAAGATATGCCTACTGGTTTAAGTAGAGAAAACGCTTCAGACTACATAGAATATATAGAAGAAGAATTTAGAAGAAGAAGAGATGGTTTATGGTTTATGAATAATGGTGATCCTACCTATATTACTGGTAGTCATTATATGTTTATACAATGGTCTCATATAGATATTGGTTATCCTGATTATAGGGAGGCTAATAGAAAGTTCTTTATTTTTTGGGAAGCTTGTAAATTAGATCCTGACTGTATGGGAATGTGTTTTCTTAAGAACAGAAGGTCTGGGTTTTCATATATGGCAAGTGCAGAAATGGTTAATCAAGCAACACAGATTTATGACTCAAACTTTGGTTTGTTATCTAAAACAGGTGGTGACGCTAAGAGTATGTTTACAGATAAGGTCGTTAGAATATATAGAAGGTATCCTTTTTTCTTTCAACCAATACAAGATGGTTCTAGTAATCCAAGGGTTGAGTTAGCATTTAGGGAGCCAGCTAAGAAGATAACAAAGAAGTATAAACATATAGAGAAATCAGAAGCTTTAAACTCTGTAATAGATTGGAGAAACACTGCAGATAACAGTTATGATGGTATGAAGCTTAAGTTGTTAATTCATGATGAGGCTGGTAAATGGACAGGTTCTACATCTATAGCTAAAAACTGGTCAGTTACTCAGACTTGTTTGTTGCTTGGTAGAAAGATTGTAGGTAAGTGTATGATGGGTTCTACTGCTAATAAACTTGAAGATGGTGGTTTAGAGTATAAGGATATATATTATGATTCAAATGTTCAGGATAAAGATTTAAACAGAAGAACTAAATCAGGTTTATATTCTTTATTTATACCTTCTTATGAAAACTTAGAAGGATTTATTGATGAGTATGGAAGATCTGTGATTGAAACACCTGATAAACCAATAATGGGTATTGATGATGTTGAGGTAAATATAGGAGCTAAAGACTATATTAAAAATAGAAGGGATGGATTAAAAAATAATACTAATTCTTTATCAGAGTTTAAAAGACAATTTCCTTTTACTACAGAAGAAGCATTTAGAAATGATTCTATGTCTAGTGTTTTTGATGTAGAAAGAATATATCAACAACTTGATTATAATGAAGTAACTGATAATTTAACAATAAAAGGAGATTTTATATGGAAAGGTGGAGTTCAAGATAGTGAGGTAATATGGATACCAAACAAAAAGGGAAAATGGGAAGTGTCTTGGTTTCCTCCATCTAATATGCAAAATTTAATTGTAAACAGTAATAATAAAAAAAAACCTGGTAATACAATTAATTTAGTTGCAGGTTGTGACCCTTATGACCATGATACAACAACAGATGGAAGGAGATCTAATGCAGCTTGTCATATTTATCATAAATTTTCTATGATTGAAGATTTTCCTTCAGAACAGTTTATTTGTGAATATATAAATAGGCCACCAAAGGCAGAGATATTTTATGAAGACATGATAAAACAATGTGTTTTTTATGGTTGTCAAATACTTGTAGAGAATAATAAAATAGGAATTATAAAATACTTTGAAAGAAGAGGGTATTTTGATTATTTAATGGACAGACCTGAGTCTACACATACAAACTTTAGTAAAAAGCAAGTTACTAAAGGTATACCAGGATCAGGTGTAGCTGTTATAAATGCTCAGGCAGAAGTAATAGCAACTTATATATATGACCATGTTGGCATAAAACCAGACACAGGAGAGATAGGAAAGTGTTATTTTAATAGGTTGTTAGATGATTGGAGTAGATTTGATATAGACAATAGAACTAAATTTGATGCGACTATTAGTTCTAGTTTGGCTTTACTTGCATCACAAAAATTCGTTGCAACTAAGAAAGAGTCGCCAAAATTTATTAAGTTTGTAAAAAAATACAGTAATAGAGGTTTTTTATCTAAAGAATTAAAATAAATGGAGTATAAAAATTTATTTGGTGGAAACGACAGAATGAAGAAAGTGGGTGGGTACCCAAGTCCTTATGTTTCCCCAGAAGAAAAAGAAAAAAAAGAATATGGTCTAGCATACTTTAAAAGAATGTTTTATGACTGGAAAAATAATTCTGAAATAAATATAGATAGTAGAAGAGCTTTATATACAAAAGCTAGAAGTTATGCACAGGGTGCACAGGACACAAGAAAGTATAAAGATTTACTTGATGTAGAAGGGGACACTTCATATTTAAACTTAGATTTTACACCTGTAAATATAATACCAAAGTTTGTAGACTTAGTTTTAAATGACTTTAACAATCAAGAATATGAAGTTAAGGCAAACGCTATAGACTCAGCAGCAGAAACAGATAGAGAAGCTTTTAAAAATTCTTTATTTGCTAAGATGTTAACTGCACCTAACTTAGATTCTATGTCTAAAACATTAGGTAGAGATTTAAATCATAAAGGTTACGTTCCTCATAATCAAGAAGAGTTAGATATTTATATGGCTATTTCTTATAAACAAGCTTCAGAGATTGCTATGGAAAATGGAGTTAAGTTTGTTATGGAACAAAATAATTTTGATGGAATAAAAAAATCTGTAATAAGAGATTTAATTGTTTGTGGTATAGGTGCATCTAAAGTTTCTTTTGATCCAAACACAGGTGTTAAAATAAAATATGTAGATCCAGCTAATTTAATAACTTCTTTTTCTAATACTGAAAATTATTCTGATATACAGCATGCAGGGGAAGTTTATTCAATGACTATAGCAGAACTAAAAAGAATAGCAGGAGATCAGTTAAGTGAGGCTGACTACGAAGATATAGCTACTAAATACGCTGGTAAAAATCAAAACGAAAGTATAGTTTCTAGTTACGAGTCTTATGTTAATGAAGAAAACTATGAATATTATTATGATAAATTTAGAGTTACTGTTTTAGATGCTGAGTTCATGTCTGTTAACGAATTAAAGTATGAAAAGAAAGGCAACTCATTTGGTGGATATACTTTAAGAAAAAAGGACTTTAAATATAAAAAACCTAAAAAATCTAAATTTGAAAGAGAGTTAATTAAAACATCTGTTAAGGTTATTTATTCTGGTATATGGATATGTGATACAGACCATATGATTAATTATGGAATGGCAAAGAACATGGTTAGAAAAAAGTCAAATTTAACTGAGACTAAATTATCATATGTTATATATGCACCTGGTATATATAAAATGCACAATAAATCACTTGTTGAAAGAATGATACCATTTGCTGACCAAATACAACTTGCTCATTTAAAGTTGCAACAAATTATTGCAAAGGCTAGACCAAAAGGTGCTGCATTTGAACTAGGATCTTTAGAAAATGTATCTAAAGGTGATGGAGGTTCATTTACACCACTTGAGCTTCAAGAAATATTTGACCAAACAGGTAATATATATTACAGGTCATTAAATGATGATGGTCAACCCATGAGTAGTATTCCAATACAAGAGTTAGAGAATGGTATAGGTGGTGATATGAATAAATTAATAGCTATATACCAACATAATTTACAAATGATTAGAGATGTGACTGGTGTTAACGAAGCTAGAGAAGGTGCAAAACCTTCTAGTGATGCTTTAGTTGGTGTTCAAAAGTTACAAATAATGGCTTCTAACAATGCCACTAAAAACATAAATGATGGTCACTTGTCAATAACTAAAAGAATTGCAGAATGTATTTGTTTAAGATTACAAGATATGTATAAAAACAAATCTAAATATAAATCTTATGAAAACGCATTAGGTAAAGCCAATATGGGAATTTTAAGTTCTAGTAAAGACATAAGTATGCACGAATATGGAGTTCTTTTAGAAGTTGGACCTAATCAAGAAGAAAAATTAGCCATGGAGTCTAATATACAACAATCTATAGCTCAAAAAGAGTTAAGGTTAGAAGATGCTATTTTTATCAGGTCTATAAAAAATGTTAAGTTGGCTAATCAAGTTTTAATGCACAGAAGAAGAAAATACCAAGAAGAAGAAGAAAGAAAAGCTAAAGAACAACAAATGATGAATGCAGAGATTCAACAGCAAGCAGCTCAACAACAAGCTATGATTAAGCAACAAGAAATGCAAATGATGGCCCAGATAGAAATGCAATCAGCTCAAATAAAATCACAATCTAGAATACAAGAGTTGCAAGCAGAATATCAATTAAAAGATCAATTAGATAACATGCAACATCAAAGAAGGATGCAAGAGATTGCCTTAAACAACCAAGGTAAAAAAGAGGTGGCTGATGTTAGTGGAGAGATAAAATTAAAGGGTCAAGATAAAGCTGCAGTGACTCAATCTAGACTTATAGAGCAAAAAAGAGATAGAGCTTTGCCTATTACTGAAAGTAATATTTCAGCACCAGAAGAAGATTTATCTCCTGAAAATTTATTATAATAAAAAATATATATATATTTGCAACAATTACTAATTTAATTTAATTTATTATGGCAGACGACAATTTTGATATAGCAAGGGATTTTGCTGCAGCTACAGGTTCAAATGTAGAAATAGTTAACGAGTCTACTCCAGATTTAAACTCTGGTGATAATGCTCAAAACTCAAACATTATTGACTTAACGCAAAGCGAAGACCCTGTAAAAGAAATACAGGAAGTTCAAGAAGAACAACCTGAAGAAACACAGAGTTCTTTGACAGATGGGGAGGAGCAACAAGAAAGCCCTCAAAGTGAAACAATCCAAGATGATAGTGATGTTAGAGAATTGGATGACGAGGATGCGTTGTTTGTTCTAAACGAAAAGTATGGAACAGATTACGATAACCTGGATGAATTACTCAACAACCTAGACTCAAAAGAGCAACAATCTAACTTTGCTAGCGACCAGATAGAAAGTTTAAATAGATTCGTTGAAGAGACAGGTAGAAGCGTTGAGGATTACTACTTAACACAAACTCAAGACTATGAAAAGATGTCTGATGAAGAGGTAGTAAAAGAATATATAAGATTAGAAAATCCAGATTTAACGCAGAAAGAAATTCAATTATTTTACAACAACACTTATAAACAAGGAGATGAAAAGTATTCAGAAGAGGAAACTCAACTAGGTAATATTCATTTAAAGAAGGACAGTGCTGCAGCTAGAAAAGAGCTGTTAGAACTTCAAGAGGAGTATTGGACACCATTAGAGAATGATGGACCAACTACTCAACAGGACATGCAGGAAATGGAAAATGCTAGGATAGACTTTCTAAACGATATGGATGATGAATTAGATGATATTGATTCATTATCTTTTAGAGTTGATGAAAGTGGAGAGACCTTTGATTACCAACTCACTGATGAGGATAGAAATGTTGTAACTGATACATTAGAAAATTTAGATACTTTTTTTGAAGACTACAGAGACGACAATGGTGCTTGGGACAAGGAAAGATTAGCCATGGACTTAATTGCTATGAAATTACAAGGCAATATAATAAGGTCTGTTGCTAATCAATATAGGTCTAAAGGTGCTGAACAAGTCTTAGGAGAAATCAAAAATCCTTCTTTTGAACCAGTTAAAAATACTCCATCTAATAAAGGAAACTCTGTTATTGACCAAATAAATAAACATATATTTGGCGATTAATTAATAACAATAAGTTTAACTAAAAAATTTTAAATTATGGCAACTGTAAATATTCCCAGTAGTGCTACTTTAGGCTCAGGTATGGTTTTAAACCCTACTGCTGTAGCTTTAGCAACACAGGACAATTACGTGAGTGCTCTTACTTCTACTGCATTAGCTATGCACAAAAGAGAGGTTGATGAAAATCTTGTAAAACGATATGGTAATCAAGGTATAACTGGTCTTTTAGAATTAGTTGGTGCAAAAAAAGAAAGCACTCAAACAACTTTCTCGCATTACGAGGAAGCTTTTATTCACAATTCAGTGAAATTAACTGCACCTACAATTTCTGATCCAGATGGGGCAAATAACTTTACTTTAGTATTAGAGGACAATGTTAATGCTCAATTAGGAACAAATGATATAACAACAGATGACCACCCAGTTAGAGGTGGAGACATTCTTTTGGGTGCTAATGGTGACATGTGTTACGTTCAAACTGTTTCAGGTGTTACTATAACAATGTGGGCTATGGATGACGCTTTTTCTATGGCGAATGGTTCAACTCAAAGATTTAGTATTATAGGTAACATGTATAACGAAAACACTTCACAACCTGATGGATTATTACCTAGGGTTCATACATACTCTAACGATTGTATGATTATGAAGGATTCTTTCGTTGTATCTGGTACTGAGGCTACTAACGTAATTTACTTTAAGGTAGATAACGAAAAAATGGGCTCAGGATACCTTTGGTACTTAAAAGGCGAGGCTGATACTTATAAAAGATTTCAAGATCACATGGAGTTAATGATGTTACTTGGTCAAACAAATAACAACCCTGACATTACAAGTGCAGTATATGGTTCTGATACCACAGCTACTGGACTAAGATCAACTGAAGGTCTTTTACCATTTATTGAAAACAAAGGTCAATCAATGGATTTAGGAGCTGCTTCAATAACTATGGCTGATTTTGATGCTATCGTTAAGTCTTTAGATAAATATAGAGGTGCTAAAGAATATGCTCTTTACGCTGGTATTGATTTATCTTTAGATATTGATGACTTATTAGCTACTCAAGGTGCATACGCTGCTGGTGGTGCTAACTATGGTACTTTCCAAAACAACAAAAACATGGCGTTGAATCTTGGATTTAATTCTTTCTCTAGAGGTGGATACACATTCCATAAGAAAACTTATGATGTGTTTAATCATCCTAAATTACTAGGGGCTGCTGGATTTAACTACCCAGGTTATGGTATCTGTATCCCTATGGATACTCAAAGAGATGCTAGATCTGGAGAGAAAATTCCTTCATTAAGAATTAGATATAAAGCTGCTAATGGTTACTCAAGAGAGATGGAGCACTGGTTAACAGGTTCTGCTGTTCTTAAAAACAAAACAAATACAGAAGATAACCTTAAATCTCACTATAGAACTGAGAGAGGGTTTGAAGGTTTTGCTGCGAACAGATACATGTTAATCAAGAAATCTTAATTATTAACCTTATAAATTTTATAAAAAATGGTAGAAAAATATTTATATTTCGCAAGTGCTGCTCCTGATGGAACAGCAGCAACTGAACAAGTAGTTTGTTTCCCTGCTGCACAAATGTCTCATATGGAGTATATATCAGCGACTTCGTTGAGAATTTACTTTGAGTCTAGTCAAGAAAATGACGCAGATTCAGGTATAGATGCTGCTCACGCTGTTCTAACTGTTGCCTCTGGTAAACACAAAGAAGCTATAAAAGATATAGTTCAAGCTATAGCAGAGCCTTCTATTGCTGGAAGTAATGTATTTGTGAATATTGCAGATAGTGAAAATTCAGAATTTTGCAGTGCTCACATTACAGCTTGTGCTTCTATTGCAGTAGTTGATGCTTCATAATAATTGCGAACTGTCTTGAAATGATATATAGGCAGAATAAAGAACACATTAAGGAGGGGGAGTTTCTCCTCCTCCAAGATGTTTTAAAAGTTTAATTTAATTTAATATTTAATACAATGACAACAAAAACAAAAACAAAATTCCCTAAAAAGGTAAAAATAATAGAGGTAGAAGACGATATTAACATACCTCCATACGATCCAACAAAAGCAACTAAACCTGTTGCAAAAACAATATCCAACCCTTTTACTAGTAGTAAGAATAATACAATGAAGCCTACAATGTATGTTCTTAATAGAGGTAAAAAAGACAAAAAAGGAAGAAAGCAATTTCCTGTGGTTTATATGATTAAATCTGAAGATGTTATATTTGACCCAATAAAAGGTGTTAATAGAAAAATTAGATATATACCTGGAGAGCCCTCTATATATGAGGATGAGCAAAAAAAAGACGCTAAAGTAAAAACACCCATTACTTTTACAGATGGTTATTTAGCTGTTCCTGCTCAAAATCCAACATTAAAAACATTTTTAGATCACTGTAATCAAAATGCAGATAATCCAAATAGAATGTCTAGAGTAAAGCCAGCTTTTTACAAAGTAGATAGGAAGAAAGATGCTAAAAAATTAATTCAAAAAGAGGCTGCTGAATTAGATGCTATGCAGTTAGCACTTAAAATGCCTATTCAAAAACTAGTAGGTTATGCTAAAGTTCTTGGAATAAATGTAGATAAAAGTACAGAAGAGATTAGATATGATATGAAAATTGCTGCAAAGAAAAATCCATCTTCATTTATTTCTGGAATGGATGATCCAAAGACTGCAATAAAAGAAACTATTATTAACGCAAAAGAGTATGGCATTATAAACATTGAGTCTAATAGAGTTTCTTGGGTAAGAGGTAATGAAAATGTATTAATAACTCATACTCCTATTGGAAAGAACTCAACAGACCACTTTGTAGACTTTTGTTTAGAAGGTGATGGAGAGTTAGTTTTAGATGAAATTAAAAGACAGATAAAGAATTTTAATTAATCCATAATCTTATTTAATCTGTTATTTAGAGGGGGTTACTTTTGTAGCCCCTTTTTTTTTATTATATTTGTGTCTATGACAATAGATGAGATATATAAGTTTGTGCAGTTTATGGCTAATAAAGAACAAAGAGGTTTTATAAAACCTAGTGAGTTCAACATGTTAGCTAAGAGAGCACAATTAGACGTTTTGAAAGAAAAAGTTGGAAAAGTATCACCAGCAGGTTCTGTAATTGGATTTAAAGATTCATCACAAATGTATGATGAATTATATCCTGTTATGGTATTTGAAACATCACTAACAGTGTCTGGTGATTTATTTACACTACCTGCTGATTATTTACATTTTATTTCTTTAAAATATGCAGAGACCTCTGTAGAAGTTGTTAGTTTAGGCGAGCTTAACAGTAGAAGAAATAGTTCTTTACTTGAACCATCTGCTGCTTATCCAATAGCTGTGATTGAATCATCTGGTATTAGGGTATTTATATCAAGTTTTCAAGATTCAAATACTTCATCTGAATTAAAACTTACTTATATTAAAAAACCTTCTGACCCAAACTGGGCTTACAACACTGTAAATAATATAGAGATATATAACTCAAGTAACGCAACTCAAATTACTTTATCTGACTCTACTCATAAAGAAATAGCTAATAGAATACTTGGTTATATTGGTGTAAATTTAAGAGAGTCTGAAATAATTACTTATTCAGAGTCAAAAAATGAACAACAAAAAACTTAATAAATGGCAAATAAGAGACAAATAGCAGAACAGGTACAAAGAATAGTTAATGGTGGTTCTAATTCTGATGACTCTAAAGTAACTTTAAGAGAAGTAATGGCTTTAGTTGAACAAGAAAGAGATGCTATGATTAAAAAGCATATAATGGAAAGTTCTGTTGTAGGAGAGCATGAAATACCAGCAGGATTTTTATCAAAAATAAAAGCACAAGTTTACACAGATTCTGATTATGGTGTGGGTGGAAGCTTTATGGGTAGACAATATGCTTCTATTGGAAGTGTTTTAAACTTACCTAATGACGCTGCTATATACAGTGTTTGCACTCATCCTACAGACTTAGAGAACACAGGTAGTTTAAGGTCAGATGAAAGACAATTAATTATTGATAATTTTACTGCTATTAACACATCAACTCCATCTGTTGTTTATATTCAATTAAAAAATAAAACAGGAACTGAGGATGTAGGCACTAAGTTTGTTTTTTCTTTTAAGCATGGTTATGATGCAAACACATTAAAAGATTATAGTTTTACATTTACATACAAAAATCCATCTGATAGAAGAGAGTCAGACAAGGTAAATCAAAACTCTTTAAACCCACAAGTTTTACTTATGAGTTTAAACAACAATAAAGATTTTCAAGATTTCTTAAAAGTAAATAAATTAAAATTTACATGGGCTGATGAAGGAACATATTGGAGATTAAATTTTACTAGTCACTATAGTTCTCAATATTTTGGTGCTGCTGAATCAAACAACTTTAGTATAAGATCAATACTTACAAATAAAACTGTTGTAGACTGGGACACATCAGGTCTTGTGATAACAAGTTCTTATTCTCAAGCAGGTGGACAAAACTACCCAACTTTGGGCTTTGGTATTAAAATAGAGTATTCTAAGAATAAAAGATTAAAAGATTTAGGTGCTGATATACATAATATAAAAGAAAAAGGTTCTACTTCTTTAACAACATATATAGAATTAACTGAAGATGACATAAGAGTAGATGGTGATGGTGGATACGAAACAATAACAGGAAACACTTTAGTTCAGATGTGGATAAACAAATATCAAGGTTTATTAAAAACATATGGGGTTATTGTAGAATCAAGGGATGGAAAACATTTTATTAGAGAACAAAGTAACAATGGTGGATTTGATTCTGTAGAATTTCAAGGAATGACAGGTATAACAGGTTCAATAACTATATCCACTGTAGGTAGTGAAGAAATAAAACAATTTGCAGAAGATGCAAATTACATCACAGGAATTGATTGTTACACTAGGATGTCTAATCCTGGTCAGTTCTCAAATATGTATGATAATGCTATACTTCTTAGTGGTAGAAAGTTTTGGTACAGGCAAGGTAAAAGAATATATTTATATAATAGTAATCATGCAACTTTTACAGGTTCAACTTTAAGGCTTAATGTTTTAGCTATAAAAGCCTCTAAAGATATTAATGATGTTACAGAAGAATTTGCAGTACCACAAGAATACGTTCCTGAAATGATTAAATCTCTTGTAGCTACATTTAGTATAATGAGGCAAGCACAAGAAGACCTTGTTAACGATAATATAGATATAACATAATGTATACAAAAGTAGAAGAAATAGTAAATGATTTAATAGTAGAAGAGGGAAAAAATAGTGAAAATGATTTCCTTAGATATTTTAAACTTGCACTTAATGGTTTAAAAGAACTTAATTTTGATGTAGGTGGTGGTATTAGAACTATAGAGCTTAAAGTTAGCTCTAACACTTTGACTGTTGATCTGCCTGCTGATTATGTAGATTACACTATGATTGGTGTTTATGGGTTAAATGGAGACGTTCACCCTCTTGGTTTAAGAAGTAGAAGATCTTTAATATCTACTGCTGCTAATAGTACATCTGTTAGTGACGATGAACTAGAGCCACCATTTGAACAATATACTCAAAAATATGGTATAGGAGGTGGTAACAATGCAAATGGTTATTACAGAATTGATTATGAAAATAATGTAATACAATTTACATCTGACTTGTCAGGAAAAAAAATAATATTAGAGTATATATCTAACAATCTTGTTCACCCTAAATATGGTAAGGTCATGGTTCATATTTATGCTGAAGAGGCTTTGAGGTCTTATATATACTGGAAGTCTATAAGTAGAAAAAGAAATTTACCACCTTCAGAAAAATTAGCTGCTAGGTCTGAATATTATAACAATAAAAGATTAGCTAGAGCAAGGATGCTTAAATTTACTAAGTCTGAAGCTTTACAAACAATTAGAAAAGCATTTAAACAAGCTCCTAAAATTTAATACATATGGCACAAGATAAAAGAAATTTTATAGGTGGATTAAATAGAGACGATGATTCCAGAGTAGTACCTAATGGGGATTATTTTTATGCACAAAATGTTAGAATAACATCTTCAGAAGATAGAAATAGTCAATTAGTAGAAAATCTTAGGGGTATGATTAAAGAAAATTATACTAGGGTATTTGGAAGTAAAGAAGGTAGCTTTGGTGGAAATGGTTCAGAATACAGGGTTATAGGTGCATATGAAGATGAGCCTAACAATAGTATATACTACTTTGTATTTAGTGAGTTGTTTTTTCATATGATTCTAGAATATAATATAAAGACTGACACAATATCTACTGTATACAGAGATACAGGAACTCAAGACAATTTACTTAGATTTGATAAAGACACCTTAATAACAGGTGTAAATAGAATTGATGATTTACTATACTGGACTTGTGACAATACATATGTAAAATCTTCAGGTAAAGAGTTTGTTCATAAAGATAGAACAGAGTTTAATGAACCAAAATTTATAAATGTAGAAAAAGCTAAAACAGGATTTAATACTTATTATGATGGAAATAATTATTCAGTAAATCCTAGAACTGATTTTCCTTTAGAAACATCTTATCCTTTTGAGTTTTTTACTAGTGCTGTTGATGGAAATGAAGATGTAGATAGTTGGAGAAAAAGAGCATATATAAATGTCCATAAAAGAAGACCTAAGCATGCTCCTGTTTATTTTCCACAAACTCCACTTACTAATAATACTAGTGCAACTATAAATGTTAATGACATAGATGGTGACTCAAAAGCATTTGCTCCTGGTGAGGTAGCTAGTCATAATATTTCTTTTGATGTTGTTAATGCTACAAGTGGTCTAGATTTAGCTTACAAAAAAAATAATATTTATGGATTCATTTGGCAGTTTGCTTACAGATATGTTTATAGAGATAATGAATTTAGCTCTTGGTCAGAGTGGAGTGCTGTGACACCATTACCACAATATTATCAAAACGCAGAAGACAAAGATAAACAAAACTTATACAATGAATTAAGAATATGGTATCATAATGGACCAGGTGATGTTAAACATATAGAGATAGCTGCTAGAAAATGTCAGTATGCAAAAACAGCACCAGACAAAGGAAATCAAGGAGAATATTATTTAATAGCAACTGTTGATAATAATTATTATGATTCTAATTTTTCAGCACCTACAGTTGTAAATATGCAGCACCCTGTAAGTGGTGTCTATGCTGTTACGTCAAATAATGTTCCTTATATACAAAGTATGGCTGCTGATGGCTCTTCTGTAGTTTATAGTGATAGCCCATTAGGGTTTTTTGATTTTAGGAATGATGGTGTTTACACTCAAGTAGACCCAGTTCAATTTAGTAAGCTATATGATAGGGTTCCTAAGAGAGCAAAAGCACAAGAAATAATAAGTGACAACAGAATAGCTTATGGTAATTATACTGATGGTTTTGACCAAGTACCTATTCATTTTGATTTAATACCACTATATGGAGCAGACCCAGGGTTGGTTATTATAGACCCTTCTGGTCAATCTTTCTCTGATGGTATATCTTTTGGTGGAGAAGAAATAATTAATGCTGACCCAGATAATGTAAATGAGTTTAGTGAGGAAAATTATGGTGAACCTCCACAAGTTAATATAACCTATGATAATGCTTCTGTTGGTGGAAATGATGCCATATGTTATAACGCTGATGCAGTTAAGATTACATTAAAATATAAACTACCTACAGTAACAACCCCTGGTCAAAAAATTAACTTAAAATTTAATTATGGAGTACAATTTAAATATTTTTACGACCCAGGTTCAATTACTATTTTTGGTCTTGAAGTCAGTCTTGGTAATGATGCTATAGCAAGATGGCCAGTTGCAAATTGGTCAAATTCTTGGTCTTATTACAAGTATGATATGTTTGGAGCACAAATTGAAAAAAGTTTTACAGTAGCTGCAGATGGTATAGATGGAGTAGTTGATAATTTTGTTGAGTACATTAATGGTATTCAAGCTCAAACAACCTTAGATGATAGTGGTCAAAGTGATGACCCAGAAGCTGAAGATTATAACCCAAACTTTGGTCAAGCTATAAAGCATCATTATTTAACAGAGGATGGTACACTAGACACCCCTCAAACATATCTTAATAGTGGTTTGCAAGCTGCTGCAGAAATGAGAGTTAAGGCAGAGCAAGACCCTAATGATACAAGTGTGTTGCTTATTCATTTAGTCCCACAAGGACAGAGAGTTACTGAAGATGGAGCTGAAATTGGTACTTGTGAGCATTACACAGGTAGTGGAGGAGCTAGTGCTGATTATAATCCTCAACATGATGAGAATTATAATTGGGGCTGTGTTGGCTTTACTGATGGTGCAGAAACACCAACTGATTATCAATTATTAAATGGTCAAAAAGTTACTAATCTACACGTTTGGAGAGTTTCTAATGGATTTAATGGTAATGCTTACGCAGATTTTACTGAATGTTTAGCTCTTGGTAGCAGTGAAGATGATGCTGGTAATGGTTGTATGGATGGTAATAGAAAATGTGAATTTGGTAGAATCCAAACTATTTTTCAAGAAAATTCAAATGAAGGCCTTAGAGATGATTCAACTTTGAGTACAGTAGCTGGTGGCAACAATCCATGGTCAGAATTTAGTGATACTAATATGTCATTTACTCAAATGCAAACATGGTCAGCAAATGTTAGTTCTTTTAAATCTGGTGCATGGCACAGGTTTGGATTAGTATATTATGACAAGGAAGGTAGAAACTCAACAGTTATGTTACAAGAGCCTTCTAAATCTTTCCCTACAAGGTCGTCATCTACTTATGTTAAGTTCCCACCAGAAAGAATAAACGAAACATTTTTACCTCAAGTCTATAACAATAATGGGATAACTAACAATGCACTAACAGAGTCACAAAAATTATACCCAGTAGATATAGGGTGGAGAATATGGCACAAACCACCTATATGGGCTCATAGCTATCAGTGGATGTATGCTAGAAATACCTCAGTTGGTAAGTTTATGCAGTTTACTATAGATAAAGCATTTATAAACAAAGGGGCTAAACCAGGAACTTCTGCAGCAGACTCTCAAGCTGACACTAAACTTTATATATCTATGAATACAATGGATGGAAGAATATGGAGTTATAGTCAGAGAAACAGGTCTCTTGTTGGAGATTGGAGTTTTGCAGAGGGAGATAGAATGAGAATAATTACACAAATAGACTCTAGTGGAACTGCTGTTACTATGCAAAACCCTAGCACTGGTCAACCAGAATATTACGATTTTAAAATTAGTGAGATAGGCAGGTATCCAGGCGAATTAGTATTTGACACTGATGACACCAATTCAAACGAAGTAGATGGTATAAGTTCTAAAGTAAAACTTTCTCCTGACTCTCCAGTTGGTGGTTCTGCAAATGATCCTGAAACAGCAGAGCTTGGTAAGTTTATTATTTTAGACGAACCAGCCATAGGTGGTGGATTTAGTGTAGCTGATGCTGACCAAACAACAGGTAAAGTTAACGCTTGGACAGGTTGTATAATAGAAATATACAGACCAAAAAAGAACCTTAATGAAGATGAGAGTTTATATTATGAGTTCTCTGAAAAGTTTAATATATCTGACCCAGGAACAGATCAGAGAGCACATATGGGTAATGGTGGAGACCAATCAAATGTTTATACTGCTGATGGTGATGGAGTAGAAACAACATATAACGCTGGTGGATTACCTGCATCAGGTAAGTTTATTAGAGGTGATATTTGGTATAAACCAAGAGTAACAAGAAGTGTTGATGAAACTGGTAATGCAACATTTATAACTGGGTACTATGAAAGTTATTTCTTAAATGACTTTTTAAATACAAATCACATAAATATAGGTAGACCTAATTTAAGCTCTGAATATGCAACAGAATTAAAAAGAATTGCATCAGTAACTTATTCTGATGTATTTCAGGTAGATACACAATTTAATGGCTTTCATTCTTTTGCTTTTAGTCAAAGACCATACATTGATTATGATATATCTAAAGGCTCAATACAAAAACTTATATCTAGAGATACAGATTTAATTTTACTTCAAGAAGATAAAGTTAGCACTGTGTTAGTAAACAAAGATATTATAACAACACCAGGTGGCGATACTGGCATAGGATTATCTAAAAATGTATTATCTGAAACTGCTAGACCTGCTACTGGAGAATATGGGGTTTGTACTAATCCTGAGTCAGTGGCAGTTCATGGTAAGTCATTCTATTTTATGGACATAAAAAGGGGTGCTGTATTAAGATATGCTAATGATGGACTTACTGCTGTATCTGAATATAAAATGGTGGACTTTTTTAGAGATAAAATGGATCAATATCAAGCCATAGTAAATCCTGACAGGTTAGGTGGTGAACTTAAAATAGTTGGAGGATTTGACCCTAGGCATGGTGAATACGTATTAACATTTCCTAGTATTTACAGTACAAACACAGGTATTACAAACATAGCTAGAAATCAATTTTCTAGAGCTGCTGTAAATTTTAATGCAGCCTCAACACTTCAAGATGGAAGCACTGCTTATGAATTTGATAAAATACCAGTAAAAGATGAAGAAAAAGATGAAGTTTATGATGAAGATAAAGTTGTTATAGTTATAGACAATGGTAGAGAACAAGAGGCTAGTGGAGTGACTTTAGCATTTAATGAAAAAGCAAACAGGTGGACTAGCTTTTATACATTTTACCCAGAATACTATTCTAGCATACAAAGAACTTTTGTTAGTTTTAAGTTTGGTAATATATACAGACATGATGCTGATGCTACAAATCATTGTATGTTTCACGAAAATCCTTATCCAGAAGAAACAAGGTTAAGTTTTACTTTTAATGGTGAGGCTTCTAGTGTAAAAGGATGGAACAATATTTCTATAGAGGGTATAGACAGACCAGAGGTAATCCCAATAAAAGGTAGTTTTATAACAACCAACTCAAGTTCTACTACAGTTACAGGAACAGGAACAACCTTTACAGATAACGATATAGAGGTTGGTGATACTATTAATTTTTATAACGCTTCAGGTGTTGCAACACAACTAGGTACAGTAAGTGTAGTTGCTAGTGATACATCTATAACCCTTACTGCTAATGCTACTTCAACAAATGCTGCTCTGTATGGTGCTTTTATTATAACTGCAAAGGACACGTTATACAAAACTAAAATGACAACTAATCTAAACTCTACTACACTAACACATAGAACATCATATAATAATGATTCTCAGTCTGGTAATTCTCAAGTTGCAGGTTCGTGGGTTATGAGAGAAGATGTTGGTAGTGCTAAAATACCATATGGAGAAACTAGCTCTGTTGGTGGCGAGTATTTTGGTTTAGGAAAATGTTCCACAAGTAATTCTGCCACAACCCTAAAAGGTAATACTTTAGCAGATGGTAGTGGTACAGCAACTAATACATCTTTTACCACTGCTGGAGTAAATATTGGTGACTCTATATTTTATGATAATAATGGCACAGAAACTCTTATTGGGGTAATAAGTTCTATTACTGATGATGATGATATAGTTTTAGCTTCAAACGCTACAGCTTCTCTTGCAAATACATTTATGTTTGTAAAGAAAAACTCTAGAATAGAGGGTGATAGATTAAAAGGTCATTTCATGGATACAGAGCTAACTAAAAGAACAAAAGATAAAATTCACATATTTGCTACCAACGCAAACGTAAACAAGAGTGAATTAAGTAATAAATAGAAATTAATTACTATATTTGTAAAACTATGGCTAAAAAGAAAAAAAAGTTATTAAAAGGATTAAGAGGACCAAGTTACTTTATTGGAGGAATAATAGCAGGATTTGGTGCTAAAAAGAGAGCTAAGGAAGGTGAGGCTAAAGCTAGAGAGGCTATGGCTGCTGCTGCTGCCCAAAGAGAAGCTGAGAAAGCAAAAAGACAAACTCTTTCTTTATCTCCAGAAACAGAGAAATTAAAAGAAGGCTTAGGTGGTGATGAAATACAAAGAAGACAAGAAGCTGCTGAAAGAATGAGAGCAGGTGCTACTGCTGCTGCTACCAGAGGTGGAAGTAGAGTAGACCCATTTGCTGCTGCTCAAGCTGGTTCTCAAGCTGAAGGTCAATTAGCTACAGACCAAGCTTCTGCTCAAAGAGCTGGGTTACAGGCTGCACAAACTGAAAGAACAGACCTTAGAAGAATACAAGAAGCAAGAAGTACAGCAGATATAGCACAAGCAGAGACAGAAAGATTAGAAGGTAGAACAGATGTTATGAATGCTCAACAAAGTGCTGAAGCTGCTAGGCAACAAATATATGGTGGAATAGATGCTGGTATTGGTCTAGCTACAGGTGGTATGTTTGGTAGAAAAGGTGCTGTTGTTAAGAAAGGATTAAAAGAAAGAATGAAGAAAAGAAAAATGCAAGTTCCAGCAGAAGAGCCTGAAGTAACACCAGGAGAGTTTTCTCACGAAAAAAACCCAATAGATTTAGTTCAAAGAGATGGAAATGGAAAAGGGGAAAAAATAGGAGAGATGACTGGTGGAGAAGCTATAGTTCCTCCAAAAAATGTAAAGCAAATAAGAGACTTGATAAGAGAAAAAGATGGTGATGAGTTAGTATCACTAATGGATAGACTTTTAACAAAATGGGATAAGGAAGCTGAAGAAAACAATAAAGAAGAAGCAAAAGCTAGACATGGTGCTGTTCACAAACCTAGACTACCAAGATTTAAAAAAAGAAGTTCAATAATTAGTTAAAATTTTTATATGCCTTTTGCAGATGTATCAGATATTATAGGTAAAAGAAACTTAGTACAAGAAGCTCAACAGTGGGCTCAACTAGGTCTTGAGAAGAGAAAAGTGGCCATGATGGAAGAAAAGGCTCAAGAACAAAGCAAGGTTAAAAATTATGAATTTAATCAAGCTGAATTTGGGGTTGAAAATCCATACTTTAGTGACCAAATGAGAAACCTTAACGATAAGTCTTATCAGTGGGTTTTAGCTAATGCTGATCTTTTAAAGATAGATCCTACTAGTCCAGATGCTTCACCAGAAGTTAAACAAGCACATAGAATAAATGCTAACCTTCAAATGTCTGCAAAACAGATTAGCTCTATATCTACAAATTTATCTAATAAGTATAAAAGTAACTTGAATAAAATGAATAATCCACAGACAAAAGATCTGTTTAATAATTCAGAAAATGTTTCTTTAATGCAGGGTGTTGAGAATCTTTGGAAAACTTTTGGGGCAGATGGTAGTATGTTTTTTGATATTGATTTTAATACAGGTAATCTTGTTATTAAAGAAAGACAAAAGATGCAAGTACAAGAAGCAAATGAAAATGGAGAACTTCTTTTTATTAATTCTGATGGTAAAAAAGTAACACAGGATGATGATGCGTTTGATGAAAACTCACAACCATCAATGGTAGAGGGAGAAGAGTTTGACGAAGAAAATGTTAAAACCATGAATTTAGATGAGTGGAGCAACAGTGTATTAAAAGATGTTGTTCCTCACGATAGTAGTAAAGCAGTATCATATGAAGATATATTTAGAACTATTGATGGTACTGCTACTGCAGAGAACCCTAAAAATCAGTTAAATGAAAGAGAGATGAAGTCATTAATACAAGATAAGATACTTGGACCTGGTGGTATTTACTCCCCTGATGGATCATATATTTTATCATCTGATGGTAATGCTATACTAAGACAATGGAAGCAAGAAAATCCAAATTCAGATTTACCATCTATGGATGAGTTAAAAAACTTTGCTTTTGAAAGAGCTCAAGCAGAGTATCAGACTATAGCTAGAGATACATATAAACCACCTAAAACAGAGGAAGTAGACTTAGGTATATATAATGATCCACAAAGATTTAATCGACTTTATACTGAAACTAATGAAATTTCAGAAAATCATATAGTAAGTTCACCATTAGCTATTGGTACTAGAACTAGTGGGATAAAAACAACTTCAAACTTAAGTAATGTTTTTATGCCAGATAATATGGACAATTTAGAATCTTTCTTACAAACAGAAGAGGGTAAAACAACAGGAAAAAAAGAATTTGATATTTTGGTTAACTCCATTGGTATAAAGCTTTCTGCTATAAAAACGATGCAAGATGGTTCTAAAAAACAAATTTATTTAAATAGAGAACAAGAGGAAATGTCTGATAAACAACTTCAAGACCTAGGAATAACTCGAGGTGATTGGGTTCAAGTTGCTATAGGTGTACTTACTCCCTCTGTTGCTGGGAAACAAGATGATAAAGCGTTAGGTAATTTATCAAGAAATAACGTGTTACCAAAAGATGCTAAAAGCAGCTCTGCAATAGTTGTATTACCTATTAACAAGATTTTAGGAAAAGTTGGGGCTGATGACTTCCCAATAGTAAGTACTTTGGATAAAGTAGAAAAACGAAGAAATAGTGCTAATACATCTAGTAATATTGGTGTTTTGGATAATTTATAAATTTTAATTAATGGACAAGTTACAAGCTCTATATGACAAATTATCAAGTGATGGTTTATACACTAAATCATTTGATGAGTTTGTTACTCAATTCTCAGAGCCTTCAAGTCAACAAGCTTTACACGAAAAGCTTTCTAGTGATGGTTTATACACAAAATCATACGAAGAGTTTCAGAATCAGTTTTTTTCTGAAGTAAAAAAAAAAGACCAGCCAGAACAACCAGACGATTCTTCAGTTGTGGAAGATGGTACGTCAGGTGTGGAAGATGGGTCTTTGGACTCTGGAGAACAAGAGGATGAAGTAATAAATCAAATATTTCCTGAAATAAAAGATGCTGATGGCAATAAATTACCCACTAATTTAAGTCCTGATGACACCTCTTATATGGTTGATATATCTCAAGCTTTTCCACAGATAAAAAACCTACCAAGTGAAAAAAAGAATTTTAACTCAAGATTAGTAGACCCTAAAGTTGCTCAGTTCTTAGCTGAGTTACAGGAGATATATCCTGAAGAAGACTTTAACAACTTAGATATAACTAGTTTATTTAGAGATCAAAAACATCATAGATTTTACGAAGCTGAGAGAGAGGGTAGAAAACCTGAATCTAATGTTCACTCTAGACATAAACATGGTTTAGCTATGGATGTAGCAGGTGAATCAGGAAAAAAGTTAATGACTTTTTTATACGAAGACCCTAAAGGACAAGCTCTTGCTAAAAAATGGGGTTCTGGAGGTAATTTAAAAAATGGTATACATGACGAGTATGGAGACATGTATAAAAAACAGCACAATTTAAATCACTTACATTTTAGCTTTAAGAGAGGTCAGATAGATAACACTGACTACGTACAAACAAAGGTAAATATAAATAAAAAACCAGAAATAAATTTAGGAGAAGATGTTGATTTAGGGGACTTTGCAGAGGCTTCAATAGAAGAAGTAGTAGAAGAAACAACCCCTGAAGAAGAGGGTAGTATGGACAACCCAGGTCTTTATGGTAGATTTAATTCACAAGAAGTAGTAGAAAACCCTGAAATATTTGATGAGTATTCTATAGACTTTGAGCTACAAAAATTATACAATCCTGAAATCACAGAAGAAGAAAAAAACACAACAATACAAAAAATAAAAGAGAAAGCTTACAATGCAGAAGGAAATCAAAGACTTGTGCATAAGTTTCCTGTAAAAGAACTATTGGGATCAGATGGTGAAGCTTTAGTTGGTGGTAGAGACGTTTACTTAACTTATGATGTTGATGAAAATGGGGAGAAAACTTACAAAGTTGTAGATCCTATTCTTGGTGAATTTGTCTCCTCTAGTAAAACAAAGCAAAATACCATAAGAGAATTAAATAAAAAAATTCAGCAAAAAAGATCTGAAGCTGATGAAACTAGACCAAGGCAAATAAGTTCTTTTAAAGACGAGTTTGGTATTGGTATGCCAGTATTTGAAAAAGAATCAGAGGAACATGCAAAAATAAAAGAAGAAATATTTGTTTTAGAATCTCAATTAAACGAATTAGTTTCTTCTCCCTCTGGGGAAAGAGATGCTCTTACTCAATGGATATTATCTAATCAAGCTACTTTTTTAAGTAAAGGTGGAGAAATGAAAGATCTTTCAGAATTTAATAAAGACTCTAAAGGAGAGATAGGTTTGTTTTTAAATGCTATGAACACAGCTTATAATGATGCTCCATTTACAACAGATACTCCAGGTGAATTGTTAAGCATGGACATATTAGACTATGATGGTTACACAGAGGGAGAGGGTTTAACAAGTTTGTTAACTAATGAGGCTTCAGACTTAAAAGGTATATCTGTTAATCCAAGGACTATATTAGATGATCTTTTAGGGGAAGAAAAAATTGAATATGAAGGTAGATTATCAGAGCAAATAGATGCAATAAAAATGATTAATAATGATGAAACATTAAAACTTTATTGGCAACTATATAATTTTAGTGGTTTTGATAATAATTTTACATCTGAAGATTATAAAAGATTACAATTTTTAGATAAAAAATATGGAGAAAAAGTTTATAATAAAAAAAACACTAACCCTGCAGAAATAATAAAATGGCTTGAGTTACAAGAAAGAAGACAAACTGCTTTTTCTATTTGGTCTGCAGGACAGTTAAGAAAAGTTACAGAAAGGGTAACGTCTCAATTAGAAAAAAATGGAGGATTAAAAGAATTTAATGACTTAATAGACGAGGTTGGATCACTAACAGATGAACAAATTATTATAAAGAATAAAATAGAAAAGCCTCAAGGTTATATTTATTTTGATAAAGAAGAGTATGAAGAAGATCAAAAACTTTTAGAAAGGTTTAACGAAATAAACAAAATAAAAAAAGAATTAGAACAGGAAGGGGAAGATTTAAAGAAAAAGTACCCTGAGTTTAACACTTTTGATGGCATAAATAAAACACAAGATATTTTAACAAACCATGCTTTAGCTTTAAACGAACAAAGAGGTCTTTTGGAGGAGCACGAAAGATGGAAAAGAAACGCAAAAAAAGAAGCAGATGAAAAATATAGAGATAAAAATGGTGTTGGGAAAGCTCTTTCTTGGCTTGGTGATACTGCTATTGAGGGTTTGGCAAAATTAGGAAAAAGTGTTGCTTTTGATTTTCCTAGATTATTAGATGGGTTTTTAAGAAATGAATACAATGAACTTGACGCACTTAGTGATGGTGCTAACGATTTATTTAATGATGGACTTAATAGAGTTTTTGGAGACGATAGTTTAAATCAAAAAGGTGCTGGGGGTTTTAGTCAATATACTGTTGATATGGGTAATGGATTTAAGGTAATGGTAGACAGAAATGGAGAGCCTATGGAAACCTATTATGAAGATGAAGATGGCTTTATGATTAGAACAGACTATGATAAAAATCAAGAGTTATTAAAAAAATACACAGACAATAAAGATGAATATGAAATAAAAAAAGAAACAAATTACACTGCAGGATTTAATATGTTAACAGATGCTGTAACCACATTTGCTGGTGATGTAGCTTTAACCTATGGTACCTTTGGAGTTGGTTCAGCAGTTGGATTAGGTAAAGTTGCAGCAGGTAGTGCTAATACCTGGAGAAAAGTTGCTATGGGTACTTCTATGTGGGTCAATCATAGTGGAAACTTATACAATATGGCTAAAGAACAAGGAATGACTGATAGGGAGTCTTCTTCTTATGCAACCTTAATGAGTGTACTTTTTGGGTTATCTAATGCTTATATATCACCTAACCTTGGAATACTTGGAGCTACATCTAAAATGGCTAAAGGTAAAACAAACACTGCTATGCTATCTATGATACTTGGAAACGCATCTAAGCAAAACACTTTAACAGCAACTAGTAAACATATGTTAATAGAGGGGTTTAAAGAGGCAGGTCAGGAACTAGTTGATGAAAATCTTCAGTCTTTAGTGGGTCAAGTTTACAATCAATATAAAGGGACTGACTTTGAAAAACTAAACTATGATCAAGCAAGAGATGCTGCTATAGCTGGTTTTGTTATTGGTTCTGTTGCTTCTATATCATCAAGACCTACAACTAGCTCTATGCAGGTAGCATCTTTACACAAAGCTTATAAGTATAAAGATAATGTATTTCAGTCTTTAGATAAAATGGTTGGTGAAACTATTAATATTAATGGTAAAAGAGTAAAGTTAACTAAGTCTTTTATTAATAGTAGAAAGCAAAAGTTAAATAGATTGTTTGAACAAGTTAATTCATTAAAGTCCCAGCCAGGAGTTAAGTTAAATAATGAAAGTGAAGCTATATTATTATCCTTAATAAATAGAAGAAATAACGTAGAGGCTTTTCAAAATGATAAAAAATTTGGTCCTAAATTTAAGCAAGAAATGGAGCAAATAGACAATCAGGTTTCTAGATTGTTAAATGGAGAAAGTGTAGACTCAATATTTTATAAAGAAAGTTCTTTTGATAAACTAGGCATAGATAGTAGTAAAGTATCTTACGCAGGTAAACTTGCAGAAAGACTATTTAGAACAGGTGGTAAGTTTAGTAGGTCAACTAAAGGAGCAATAGAACAAGAATTAGAGTCAGATATAGATTCTTTAAACAACAAAAAAAAACCAACACCTGAAGATAAAAAGATACTAGCAACGTATAGATCATTATTAAAAAAAGTTAAAAAAGTAAAACCTGATATAAATGAAGAAATCACAGAAACAACCAAACTTGCAATCCAAAAAACTTCCCCTGGACTTAGAGCTAAAATTGAACAGCTTGTCGAAAGACTTAAAAGTAAAGGTATTACAGAAAATTTTGGAAACTTATCAGCCACAGAAGAAATCTCTATAGATGATACATCAACATTTAAAGATGCTCTTGGTAGAACAATAAAATATGGAGGTAGAAATGGTAAATTGGTCTTAAATAAAAATGGTCAATATGCAATAGAATCTGGTGGCAGAAGATATAAAATAGACAACGCAACAAATAGAAAGATGCTTAAGACAGTAGGGGTGGGCATAGACCCTGTTGTGGTATCTATAGATGGAGATAAATTAGTAGTTAACAGAGGAAAAGAAAAAAGAGTATTAGAGGTAGTTAGAGGGGCAGGAAATAATGTAGGTGGAGTATTAACTGTTGATAATGACACCTTCTCTGATAAAAGAAAACTAAACAGAATAAGAAAACAACTTAACAAACTATCTGGACAATATGCTAATGGTGAAATAAATTTAAGCACATTTAGAAATGAAGCAAGTAAAATATCTGGAGTTGAATTAATAACTGATAAAGACATATCTCTTGATGTAGCAGCTAATCAATTAATATCTCAAATAATGAACTCTATTGATGTTGCTTCTATATCCATGAATGAGATAGATAACATTATAGCAGAGGCTCAAGATGAATTGGACACACTACAAGAGTTAGAAGGAAAGTTTCAAAAAGCAGTAACTAAAGAGGTTACTGATTCAAGAAAAGCTAGAGGGAAAGCTTTAACACCAGGAAAAAGAGTAAAGAAGGGTCAGCAAACTCTTCTTGATATGTCCAAAAAAGAACCAAACAGAAGAAAGTCAAAGATATTAAAGATAGCTCATAATGTTATGTCCTCTATAGGGTTTGATGTTGTGGTGCATAGTGATAGTAACTCAGTATACGAACACTTTATTTTAAATGGAGCTAGTCACCAGTATGCTCTAAATGTAAAAAACACTAGAGGTTTTATTTATGAAAAAAATGGAACTATACACTTTAATTTAGAAACAGCTAGTTTAAATACAATGTTTCATGAGGGTGCACATCCATTTGTTAGTGTTTTACAAAACCTAGCTAAACAAAAGGGTGATAAGGCTAACGATGCAAAAAAAATATTACAAGAAGCTAAAGAGTTTTTATCAAAAAGAAATATAGGTGCAGACAAAGACAATGGAACTTACATAGACTGGGCTGAAAGAAGTTATCCTAATTTATCAAAAGACGAGCAGTTAACAGAAGCTTTAGCAGAATACCTTGGTGACTCTGCTTTAGAAGTTTATGAAAAAGATAATAGCTGGTCTAAAGGTATATGGAGAAGAATACTAGGTTTATTTGGTGTAAATGTAGATTCAGATTTTGATGCTTACTCTAAAACTATGGAGGAGGTGTCTGACTTAGGTGAGTTTACAGAAGTTTTTTCTACAAGTTTAGCTAGGGGCCAAGAATTAGATCCAGGACAAATAGAAGGCACAGATCCTAAATTTCAAGCAGGTACAGAGGTGCAGTTAAATAATTTAGAGCAAGCTGTGAACTCTATTCAAACAGATAGATCCACAAAACAAGAGATACTGAAACAAATAGATATACATTCTACTCCATTGACTAATTTAGAATTAACATTTAGTGGTTTAGAAAACTACTTAGAAGGACTAAAATTAAATTATGACGATCAACTAATTCCTATTCAAGCTGTCAAAGACTACATTAATATGAACAAGGTAAGTGTTGACGCTACAAAAGAAAATGAACTTAGCCTTAAAAATCCTATTATGGATCTAGGAAAAGTTAAGTTTAGAATGGATGACTCTATTGACGAGTCAGGACCTAGAACAATGGTTGTGGAGAACTTTGATGGTGTTGACTTTGGTAGTTTAGAAACTGTTTTCAAAAACATAATTAAGTATGCTGTAGATAGTGACGTACCTAGAGTAGTTTTTAGTAGTAATGTAATAACTAATGAATCGTCTATTGATGTGTTGGAAGAGGCTACGCAATCTATAGACCCTAATTCTGATATTGGAATAACAGAGCTAGATGGAGAATCTGTACCTCAGGTTGTGGTATCCAATGGTATGATTGAAAATACCACTAAAATTAACAACCCTAAGTTTCAAGCTGCTGGTAGAGATATACTAGATAGTCAAACTCAAACAAGATTTGGAATAATAGGAAAAAAGTTTGGATTCAATTTAAATACTATTAAAGATTGGTTTGTTGTAGGTGGTATTGGATCTGGTGCTGTAAAAGAACTTAGAGCTTTAACTAAAGGTAGGCAAAAATCATACATAGATAAAGGAGAGTATTTAGTAAAAGAGCTTCAAAAAGTTTTAAAAAAATATCCTGATATAACAATGGAAAATGTTAATGATGTTTTAACAGATCCTACTAATAGTAAAGGGGCCAAAACAATCAAAAGAAGTATAAGATTAATAAAAGAAGAAATAAAATCATTAGATGTCTTTAAAGAAAAGTCAGTAAAATACAAAAAACTAGAAAAGACTTTAAAATTAAAAGAAGAGCAGTTAAGAAACCTTTATGAAGGACACAAAAACAAAAGAAAGCTTGATTCTATGCCAGATGATGTGAAAGAAAAAATAAAAGAGATTAGAGCATACATAGACAATTTAAGTCAAATGTTAATAGATTCTGGCTTATTAAGTGATGAGTTATCTGTATTTTACTCTGAAAATAAGGGTATATATTTAACTAGATCTTATAAAGCTCATCAACAAAAAGAACCTACTGGCTTTGCTGCAGGTGCGTTAAAATTTCTATCAGAAAAAGTATTTGGAAAAGAATTTCAAGATTTAGATTTAATAAAAAGAAATCACAAACTATACAATAGTGCCAAACAATTTTTTAGAAAACAAATATTTGACTCTATGTCTGATTCTGAGAAATCAAAAAGAAAAATTTCTAAACCTGAAGACGTGCCAGAATATGAAGTTGATGAGATAATAGGCGAGATACTAAATCCTGTTGATGGGGAGTCTCCTATTATGATATTAAATAAAGTTGGTCCACAAATAGCAAAATATTTAAAAGGAAGAAAAACAGAAGAACAATTACCAAAAATAATAAGAGATATTTTAGGTGAAGTTGACAATCCTTTCCTTAATATTTTAACTACTGTAACAAAACAAATTAATTTATTGGAAGGCTCTAGGTATCAAAACTTTTTAGTAGAAATGTATCAAGACAAACTTTTATTTGACCCATCTAAACCATTTCCTAAAGAATTAAGAGACATGGGATTCACTAATAACGACTTAATAGATATACAGCTAATGGTTGATGGTGAAATGAAAACTTTTAGAACAGTAAAGGCTGCTGCTGACGCTATGTTAGGAAAAACAACACCAGGTCAAGTTGCTACAGCAGGTACTCAAGGAGTTCACAAAGCAGTTCTTCATGCTTTTAATGGTTATTTTTATAGTTTAGGTTTGTTTAAGTTATTTAAAACAGTATTTTCTTTTGCTACACAGGCGAATAACTTTAGGGCTAATATAGGATATTCTATTAGAAATCTTCATCTTAATTTCTATAAACATGGTTTTGATGGATTTACCACTACTTTTAAAGCTATGGGTAAATGGAATGATGCAAAAAAACAAGAACTATATAGAGAATTACTAGAAT